AATAAAAGGGCTTGAAAGTTTAATAGATGACAGATTAAGTTTTTTAGCACCAGATGATTATAAAGATGAAAACAATGTTTTTCTAAAAGATGTAAAAGTATTAAGAGAGGCAATACAAATTATCAAGGATAGAGGTGTAAAAGATTATGGAGGAAGTATATAAATTATGCTACATTGATGGAAGTAAGGCATGGTTTACGAATAACTTTAAAGAACAATGGGGAGACGATTGGAACGATAAACCGTATGAACATAATGCTGGAGAACCATATGACCATTGGAGTGAGTTAATTGAAGACAACGAAAACATATTTAAAAGAAAATGGAAGCATCATCCAATAAAATTAAAAACATTATATTTTGAAACTAATGACTGGAGTGAAGCAAGACCTTGTGACAATTATTTAAATAGTCCATATAGTGTAGAGGATATAAACAAGGGAGCAGTACCTTGGTTACATACAGATAAATTTAGTATTTTAGCAGGGACAACCTATGAAAATTTTATAGAGATAGTAGAAAAACATGGTGGAAATATTTATTTACAGAAGGAGGACAAAGAAAAATGTCAGAAAAATTAAGTGCAATAAAAGATTATTTGAAATCAAGAGTACAATCAGTTGATACTTGCTTAAACAAATTAATAGATCCAGGCATAGGAATGATAAATGTATCAGGATTAAGTAAGAAAGAAAAAGAAAAAGTTGTAAATCAAAGAAATTGTTTGTTAGTACAAAAGCATTGTTATAATGAAATTTTAGAATTATTGGAGGTAAAACAAAAATGAACGATTGGAAAGAAAAAACAAAATTAGAAAATAGAGATAAATTTAGAATAGTATTTCACATTATAATGGCTATATTTAGCATAGGAGTAGCAATAGCTGAAAAAGACTTTACATGGATATTAGTTGCATTATTGTGGATAAATGTAGCAGTAATGGAGTATTGTGATACTAAATTAATGAAAGGTAGAGATGCAATAATAGATATTCAACAAGAACATATTGAGTTACAAGATAGTATGATAAATGACTTATTAGAAGAAATTAACAAGAAAACAAAAATAGTAAAATTAGCGGATATAAAAATACCTGAACACTTTACAAAACCAAGAAAAGATAAAATGAAAAGAAGAATAGAATTTTTTAATAAAAACAAGTGTTTTACAACACCAATAATTATTGAAAAAGACACAATGATGTTAATAGATGGATATACATCATATTTGATTGCTAAAAAATATAATTTAGAAAATGTAGAAGTTGAGGAAAAATAAATATGGATGATAGAAAAGAGTTAATTCAAAAAATAAAAAGCTATAAAGGTTTGTTGTTAAAACAAAATAAAGTTATAAATAAAATGGCAGAAACAATACTTGAAGATTCGCACAAACTAGGTACATATTGGTGTAACGGTTGTGCAAAAGTATCTGAATGTAAATACAAAGAACATAAAGACTGTGTTAGAGAACATTTTGAAAAAATAAGTAAGTAAATTTATTTACTTACAAAATAGAAAAACAACTCGAATAACCAGGGAAAGGAGGTATGAAAAATGGCTGTAATTAAAGCAATATTTATATTTTTTACTGGATTGTATGCATTAGCAAAAATGGTGGATGGAATGAACAATAAATACATAACCAGTAAAGAAAAAATAGTAAATTTAATTGAAATAACAGTTAGTATTATATTAACTTTCTTTATATTTAAAATTTAGGAGGTACTGAAGATGAAAGTCCAGGAAGTATTAGAGAATTACAATAGTTATAAACTTAATATTAGTATTGCTGAAGGAGAGATAGAAGACTTAAAAAATGAATTATATGATTTGAAAACGGCTAAGCTTGATGGAATGCCTAAGTCAAAAGGTTTTACTACATCAAGTTTAGAAGAAGCAATTGTAAATACAGAAGAAAAAATCACAAAGAAGAATCGTTATGTAAGTTCATTAAAAAATAAAATTGAAATTATAGAGAATTTAGTAAAAACACTTAAGAAATATAACCAGGACATAATAGATATGAGGTATTATCAGAAAATCAGTATTGAAGAAATAGCAACAAAGAAAGATAGAGGATATGGAGCAATACAAAAAACGATAGACAGGTCAATTGATATAATGCAAAGAGAATATAACAAATATTATAAATTGTCTTAATTTTGTCTATAAAAATTATATATTTTGTCTGTATTTTTACAAAAAACAAAGTGTTATAATTATAATCGAGATTAAAGTAAATACCTTTTTTTTGAATCGCATTTGATTCTCCTTTTGTAATAGAGTCGCCGATAAGTCGGTGACTTATTTTTTATATTGCGGAGATGGTGCAATGGAAGCACGATGGGGTCATAGCCCATAGACGAGGTTCGAATCCTATGTCCGCAACCAAAAGAAAAGGAATATGCCTATGAATTATTATAGATGTATGTTAAGAGAATGTAAAACTTGTAAATATGAAACAAAATGTTTTAAGGAGTATGGTTATGAATATTCAAAAAATAAGCATAGAAAAGCTAAAACCAGCAGAGTACAATCCAAGAAAAGACCTGAAACCAGAGGACGAAGAATATCAAAAAATAAAAAGAAGTCTTATTGAGTTTGGATATGTAGCACCTGTAATAGTTAATGCAGATATGACTGTTATAGGCGGACACCAAAGGCTAAAAGTATTAAAGGAATTAGGATATACAGAAATAGAATGTAATATTGTTGATTTGGATAAAAATAAAGAAAAAGCCTTAAATATTGCATTAAACAAAATATCTGGAGAATGGGACAATGATAAATTAGAAGAACTACTTGCAGAATTAAAAGGCGAGGAAATAGATATGGACATAACAGGTTTTTCTTTTGATGAAGTAGATAATATATTAAAAGATGTAACAGGCTCAAAAGAAGATGACTTTGACATAGAACAAGCATTAAATGAAATTGATGAACCAGTAAGCAAAGTTGGAGATGTTTGGATATTAGGTAAACATAGACTAATGTGTGGAGATAGTACACAAAAAGAAAATGTAGATAAGCTAATGAATAACAATTTAGCTGACTTTATATTAACAGATCCACCATATAATGTGGATTATGAAGGTAAAACACAAGAAGCCTTAAAAATAGAAAATGACAATATGAATGAAACTGAATTTTATAATTTCTTGTTAGATTCATTTAAAAATATGTATGAAAGTGCAAAATATGGAAGTTCTATATATGTATTTCACGCAGATACAGAAGGTTTAAACTTTAGAAATGCTTTTAAAAATGTAGGGTTTAAGTTAGCTCAATGTTTAGTATGGGTTAAAAATACTTTTGTTATGGGTAGACAAGATTATCAATGGAGACATGAACCTATATTATATGGTTGGAAAGAAGGAGCAGGACATTATTTTATAGATGATAGAAAACAAAGTACAGTTTTAGAGTTTGACAAGCCTACAAGAAATGCAGAGCATCCAACTATGAAGCCTATTGATTTGTTAGTGTATCTTATAAAAAATTCTAGCAAAGAAAATCAATTAATATTAGATTTATTTGGTGGAAGCGGTTCGACATTGATAGCATCAGAGCAAACAAAAAGAATATGCTATACAATGGAATTAGATCCAAAGTATTGTGATGTTATCGTAAAAAGATGGGAAAATCTAACAGGAGAGAAAGCAATACTAGAAAAGTAACGGAGGTGGGTGATATGTATTGACAGAGGCACAAATTGAAAGTATAAAAAAAGATTATTTACAAGGAATGAAATACAAAGATATTATTGCAAAATACAATATCACTCAACCAGAATTACGAAGTATTATTAGAAAGAATAAATTGAATAGAAGTAAAAGTATGGCTCAAATGGGAAATACAAATTCAATAGGAAATAATGGTGGAGCACCAGAAGGAAATAAAAATGCAATAACAACAGGAGAATATGAAAATATTTACAAAGATGTGTTAGAACCAGAAGAATTAGAATTATACGAAAATTATGAAGTTGATGATAAAGAACAACTATTGATAGAACAATATAAAATACTTACTATTAGGGAAAAAAGAATGTTAAAGAGAATTGGTGAATTAAAACAGCGAGGCAAAGACATGACAATTAACTTTATAAGAAACAAAAAAAGTAAAGCAGAAACAGAAACAATTACAGATGCAGAACCAACATTAAATTTGATTCAAAGAATAGAGGATGGACTTACAAGGGTTCAAGAAGCTAAAAGAAAATGCATTGATAGTTTAGCAAAATTAGATAATGGCGAAAATGATAATACATTAAATGTAAACATAACAACAAATTCACTTTTAGAAAGCATAAACAGACAATTAGGTGGTGGTCAAAATGGAAGAAAATGAGCAATTCCCATTGTCTGAAAAGTATATAGATTTTCTAAACCATGATGCAAGTACGGAATTTTTGGAAGGCACAACATTTGCAGGAAAAACAACAGTTGCTGTTCCTAAATTTATGTTTAAAGTTGCTCAAAGTCCAAAGAAATTACATATAATTGCAGGGTTAGACCTTGGAACAATAGAAAAAAACATAATAAACAAAGATAAAGGATTAATAGAAATATTTGGAGAATATGCAAATGGTGGTTGTATAGAATATAACGCAAATGGTAAAGGTGTACATTCATTACCACATATTTTATATCATACGCCAAATGGAGTAAAAGTTATCTACATTGTAGGATATGATAATAAAACAAGATGGAAAAAGGTACTAGGAGGACAATATGGCTGTATTCTTATAGACGAGTTTAATATTGCTGATATGGACTTTGTAAGAGAAATTTTTATGCGTTGTGATTATAGACTATGTACTATGAATCCAGATGATCCAAATAAGGAATGTTACAGTCAATTTGTTAATAAATCAAGACCAACAGAAAAATATAAAAATGATGCACCAGCTGAATTATTAAATATGCTTAATCAAGAACAAATGGACGATTGGACTTGGTGGTATTTTTCTTTTGATCATAATAAAAGTTTAACACCAGAAAAGAAACAAAATATAATAAATTCTGTACCAGTAGGTACAAAACTATGGAAAAATAAAATAAAAGGTTTACGAGGCAAGGCTACAGGTCTTGTTTTTCTTAATTTTGATAGAAGAAAACATTGTATTACTAAAGAAGAAGCAAAAAAATATTTAAAATCAAGCGAAAGTGAAACATTACAATTAACTACTAGATTTGAAAAAACACAAAGACAACATGGGGAATATTTTATTATATTTACAGCAGGATTAGATACATCTTACAGTTCATTAAGCCCTGATACAATAGCAATGTCATTTGCAGGTATTACAAATAAAGGTAAATATATATTGCTAGATGAAAGAGTATATAATAATGCAAATTTAGAAGAACCATTAGCACCAAGTGATACAGTAAAAAACTTTGTGGACTTCCTAGAAAGAAATAGGAAAGAATGGGGATTAGCAAAGAATGTATTTATTGATAATGCAGACCAAGCAACAATTAAAGAATTTGCTAAATATAAAAGGCAAACAGGATGTATTTATGTGTTTAATGATGCATGGAAAGCTAAAATGCAAATAATAGATAGAATAAATACACAGTTAGGATGGTTTAAAGATTTCTGTTATTTGATTGTAGATACTTGTATTAATTATTGTAATGAATTGGATGTTTACAGTTGGAAAGAAGATAAAGATAACGAACCTGAAGATGCAAATGATCATATGATTAACAGTTGTCAATACAGTTGGATTCCATATGTAAGCAAGATAGGAGTTTTAAAATGAAGTTTGGAGAAAGAGTGAAAAGTATGATTAAATCATGGTTAGATATTAGACCAGCACAAGGTCAAACATTTATAATAAATGAAAATATAGATTTTCAAGCAAATTGTATAAGAAATAAGATTTGGTATAGAGGAGATAGTAGAGAATTATCTGAATTTTATGGTCAATTACCATTTTCAAGTGATACTTTTTGGGGTGCAGTACAAACAGCAGACATTAGAATGAAAAAATCACATTCTGGTTTGCCTAAATTAATAGTAAAAACAATTATAAATACAGTAATGACAGACTATGCTGGAGATGATGTTGAAGATGAATATTGGAAACAGGTCAAAAAAGAAAATGAATTTGATAGTAAAATGCTAAAAGTATTATTAGCGGACTTATTACATGTTGGAGATGGAGCAATAAAAATAAATTATGATGCTAATATATCAGATAAAGCTATTCTTGAATGGGTAGAAGGTTCAAAAATAGAATTTATTTATAGTAGAGGTAGATTAATAGAACTTGTATTTAAATCATATCATGAAGCAAACAACACAACATATATGTTGGAAGAACATTACGGATATGGATATATAACTTATAAGTTATTAAAAGATAATAAAGAAGTACCACTAAAAACAGTAAAAGAATTAGAAAAATTAGAAAACATTACTTTTGATAAATCAGTTATGTGGGCAATTCCAATAATGTTAAATGAATCAGCAAAATATAAAGGTAGAGGAGAATCTATTTTTGAAGGAAAATATGATTCTTTTGATAGTTTAGATGAAATAATTTCACAATGGTTAGAAGCAGTTAGGGCTGGTAGAGCAATAAAATATATTCCTGAAAATATGATACCAAGAGATCCTAACACAGGGGAATTTTTAATAAATAGTAATCCGTTTGACAATAAATATATTAAACCTGAAGCAAATATGAACGAAAACAGCCAAAATAAAATAGAAATACAACAAGCAGAAATACCAACAGAAAATTATTTAGAATCTTATATTACATTTTTAGATTTATGCTTACAAGGAATTGTAAGTCCATCTACTTTGGGAATTGATAATAAGAAGTTGGATAATGCAGAAGCACAAAGAGAAAAAGAAAAGACAACATTATATACTAGAGGTTTAATAATAGATACTTTAACAGATTTTATACCTAAAGTTATAAATGTAGTATTAAAATCAAGAGCTCAAATGGAGAAAAAGCCAATTCCAGAAGATATAGAAGCTACTGTAAAATTTGGAGAATACAATAATCCAAGTTTTGAAGCACAAGTAGAAACAGTAGGAAAAGGTAAAACACAAGGAATAATGAGTATAGAAGCTTCTGTTGATGAGTTATATGGAGACAGTAAAGACGAGAAATGGAAACAAGAAGAAGTTGCAAGATTAAAAGCAGAACAAGGAATTGTTGAAATAGATGAACCAGCAGTTAACTTTGATTTAGAAATGAATGAAGATGGTAACGACACAAATGTCGCTACCAATACTAAAAATAATGTAGAAGGTCAAAAAAAAGAGAAGAAAGACCAGGAGAATGTTGTAAATGAATAATGAATATGATATTGCAAAAGCATTTCAAAGAATAGAAGAAACTCTAATAAAATCTATGAAAAGAAATCTTACAAGACATCTAAATGAGGAAAAAGAGTTAGGAATGAATTGGAGTGCATGGCAAACTGAACAATTAAAATCTTTAGAACAATTTAAAAGGAATAATAAAAAATTGTTTAAAAAGGACTTTTCTACTATAAATGCTGATATTGAAGAATTAATTAAAAAAAGTTATGAGAATGGCAAACTAAATCAAGAAAGATTAATATTAGAAGCTATTAAAGATGGAAGTTTCAACAGTAATGATAAACATATAAACAAATTATGGCACATATATAAAACAAGCAAAAATAAAAGAATAAAGAAAAAACAACTAAGTAGAATTTTTGAAAAAATAAATCAAGCAGAATCAAACTTTTTTGAAATAAATGAAAGAAAGCTAAAAGCATTAATAAATGAAACAAGAGAAAACTTTGAAAAGGCAGAAATGTCAATATTAAGATATTCTAATGATCAATATAGAAAAATAATATACGATGCTCAAGTATATGCAAATACAGGTTCAGGGACAGTACAACAAGCGATTGATATGGCAACAAAAGATTTTCTTTCAAAAGGAATAAATAGTATTCAATACACAAATGGTGTAATGGTAAATATAGCATCTTATGCGGAAATGGCAATAAGAACAGCAAATAAAAGGGCATACTTACAAGGCGAAGGAACTAAAAGGGCGGAATGGGGAGTACATACAGTATTAGTTCCAAATCGTGGCGGAGGATGTCCTTATTGTATTAAATTTCAAGGAAAAATATTTATTGATGATGTATGGAGTGGAGGAACAGAAGCGGAAAGTAAAGAAACAGGTTATCCTTTGTTAAGTACAGCAGTAAAAGCGAAACTGTTTCATCCAAATTGTAAAGATACAGCGGTTACATACTTTCCTGGCATAAATACAGATGTTATTCCACCGACCAAGGAAGAACTTGAAATAAAACGAAGAAATTACATAATAGAACAAAAACAAAGATATAACGAACGCCAAATCAGAAAATATAAAAGGTTAGAATTTGGGAGTATAGATGATGAAGATATAGAAAAATACCATAAAAAAAGGAAAGAATGGCAGTTATATAATAAGCAATATTGTAAAGAACATAATTTAAAAAGACGATATGAAAGAGAAGATATAAAGGGGGTGTAAAATATGGGGAATGAACAATTTATTGAAAAATGCAAAGAAATAGTTAAAAACTATGAAATGGATCATTTAGATAAAAGTGATAATATTCCAAATTTTGAAGTTTTTGTTGTTTGGCAATGTAAAACACTTCAAAACAATAAGGCATTATTAAGTACAACATTATTTAATGGAATGTATTATGAATGTACATATAATGGAGACAAAAAAGAGTTATATTTAGATGCTTATAAGAAATTTGAAAATAGATGTATAAATATGGAGGAAAATTAAATGAAGTTAATGATTAGTCAACCAATGCGTGGAAAAACCACAGAACAAATTGAAGCAGAAAGAAAGGCTTTAGTAGAACAATTAGAAAAAGAAGGACATGAAGTAGTAAATACAATATTTGCTGAAGAAACACCAAAAGACTGTGACACAGCTCTATATTATTTATCAAAATCCGTAGAAGCAATAGGAAAAGTTGATGGTGTAGTATTTATGCCAGGCTGGCAACAAGCTAGAGGATGCAGAATTGAATATGAAATAGCTGTGTCTTATGGCAAATTTGTTAAAATAGTTTAAAAAAAATTAAAAATATATAAATAGGAGGTAGTCGTTATGGCTAAGAAAAATAATGAAGTAAAAGAAAATGAAGAATTAAAGGAAAATGTTGTAACAGAAGCAATAGAAAATGAAGAAGTTACAAGTACAGGAGAAACAGCAGAAGAAATAAAAGCTGAAAGTGTAGAAGCACCTGCAGTTGAAGAAGATGCAAAAGTTGAAGAAAATGAAGATAGCACAGAAGAAAATACAGAGGAGCAAGTAAAAGAAAATATTGCAATTGCAAATACTTCTTTTAATGACAAATATACTGGTACTAAATATGAAGAAGGTACAGAATTTGTTATAGTAGATGAAGAAGTGAAAACAGAAAAAATATCTGATAAAAAATATAAAATATCAGCTAAAAGAGCAGAAGAAATAAAAGCTAAAGGTTTTATTGATTAAATTGATTGTTAAAGAACCAAAAGGTTCTTTTTTTATGCGACCAAACACTGATGTCTTTAAAAGCTTGTGTATATAGTCATTTCAAGACTTTAAAAAGTAGGAGGTAGTGAAAAATGGATGGAACAAACAACACAAATAATAATGTGAATAATAATTCAAATCCAAATGCCCAAAACACTACAGGGCAACAAACAAATCAAAACGCAAATCAATCATCTAATGGAGTTGTAGATTATGCAAAAATCCAAGAAATGATAGATGGTAGAAATGCAAAAACAGAAGATAGTGTATTAAAAAGCTATTTTCAAAAACAAGGTTTGAGTGCTGAAGAAATGGAAAGTGCAATAAGTGCTTTCAAAGCTCAAAAAGCAAATCAAGCTAATGCTCAAAATAAAGAGTTATCTGATGCCCAAGCATCTTTACAAAAAACTCAATTAGAAAACCAAAGATTGAGAATAGAAAAGAAAGCATATGATTTCGTTGATGATCTTAATATTGATAATAAAACTATGCCATATTTATTAAAAATGGCAGATTTAAGCAATTGTGTTGATAAAGATGGAAAAGTATTAGAAGACACTTTAAAAACTGCACTAGAAAAGGTCATAACTGATGTACCAGGATTAAAAAAACAAGTTCAAGGAACTGTTGGTATAACAGTAGGTGCAAACACTAATAATGGAACAAATTCAAATAATGGTGCATTTGATTTTGGATTTACTGGTGTAAGACCAAGAAAAAATTAAAAAAGAAAGGATGATATAAAATGGCTTTTGAACAAACAGGCTTAAATTATGCTAAAGAATATTCACAAGCTTTAGCTCAAGCATATCCATATACTTTATTTTTTGGTGCATTATGGAATGCTGTAAAACCAGATGTTAAATTTTTAAGAAATGACACAGTAATACTACCAAGCTTATCAGTAAAAGGTAGAAAAAATGGAGATAGAAATTCTATCGGAACTTTTGGAAGAAACTTCAATAATGATGAAGAACCAAAGAAATTAAAAACTCACAGAACTTGGGATACATTAATTCACCCAAGAGATATTGATGAGACAAATCATGTTGCTACAATTCAAAACATTACAAAAGTTATGAATGAAGAGCAAAAATTCCCAGAAATGGATGCTGAAATGATAACAGCATTATATTCTTTAAAAAATGCAATAGAAGCAATTACAGAAGGAGATATTCTTACAATAGGAAATGTATTAACAAAGTTCGATGAATTAATGGATAAAATGGATGAAAAAAGAGTACCTGCATCAGGAAGATTACTATATACAGATACATATACAAAAACACTAATTGATACAGCAAAAGAAGCTTCAAGAAATCTATCAGCACAAGATACAGCCGTTGCTAGAAAATTAGATAGAATTGGAGAAGTTGAAGTTATAGGTGTTCCAACAACTGTAATGAAATCTGCTTACAACTTTACAGATGATGGATTCGAAGTTGCTGAAGGTGCTAAAGATGTAAAAATGATGTTAGTTCATCCATCTGCAGTTATTCCAGTAATTTCTTATGATTTTGCACAATTAGGTGCTCCAAGTTCATTATCACAAGGTAAATGGACATATTTCGAGGAATCTTTTGAAGATGTATTCATCTTTAATAAAAAACACGATGCTATTCAATTCTATATAGAAAAATCAGCTTAGGAGTTGATGTTATATGAGCAATTATGCAGATATAACTTATTATCAAAATACCTATAAAGGTACAACAATTCCTAAAGATGAAATTGAAAAAAAGTTAAAAGAAGCAAGTATGCATATTGATACTTTAACTTATAATCGTATTGTTGGAAGAAAGTTTGAAAATTTAACCAAATTTCAACAAGACATTATTCAAGAAGTTGTATGCAAACTTGCTGATTTTGAATATGAAAATGAAGATTTATTAAAAACAATGTTGTCTAGTTATGCAATAAACGGTGTATCAATGAGTTTTGGAGAAAATTGGAATGTACAAATTCAAAATGGTGTTGCTATTCCAAAGGATTATTATTGTTTATTAGGACAAACAGGATTAACTTGTAGAAATTTGAGGTGTTAAAATGGTTTATCCAAGATTAGTAAGAAAACAAGATTGTAAAACAGATATTCATGTTGTTTTATATGAAGAAGGAACAACAGAAGAAGGCGAGCCAATAATTGCATTGGAAGATGATCTTAAATGCAATTATCAAGATAAAGCTAAAAGAGTGCTAACCGCAGAAAAAGTTTTAATACAATTAACTGCAAAAGCATATTTTGTTGGCGATATTGCTCCAAGTCTTTCTGTTATTTCTGGAGGTAAAGTAACTATATTTGGAGAAACAAGACAAATATATCAAGGAACAAAAGCAAGAAATCCTGATGGAAGTGTTAATTATACTGAATTGGAGATTATGTAATGAAAGTAGTAACTTCAAGAGTTAAATTAAACACATCTAAAATTAAACGATTAGATAGGGCAACTATAACCTCGTTAGAAAAGACAATGAGTGCTTTACATACTGAAGTTGTAAAAGCCCAAGTAATGCCTTTTGATACTGGAAATATGCAGAATGATAATACATATGAAGATTATTCAAAAAGTAGCAAAGGACAAGTAAGTTTGATAACTTCTACACCATATGCTAGAAGAATGTATTATCATCCTGAATATAATTTCCAAACAACAGAAAATCCAAATGCACAAGGTAATTGGTATGAACCATGGATAAGTGGAAAAAACAAGAATTTTTGTAAAAAAGCATTTTCACAATTTTATAAAAAGGAGGCTGGTTTGCAATGATAGGATTGGCTGATATAAAAGATTGGCTAAAAAAACTTGATACAATATCAGTTTCTGATATAAAGAATATGTCTGTAAAGGAATTAAATGAACTAACAATAAAACAACTTTCAAAAGATAGTTGTATTATTGCAGATAACTTTTATATAGGGAAATTAGATAATAAAAAAGAAAAATCCATAGGAGTATATCAATTAAAAACTAGCAACGAATCTAATGTTGCAATAGGTGGAATTGATAATACTAAAACAATGGAAAAATCAGTTAGTATTTTAATTCATTGGAATACTAATGCAAAAGAAACAGAAATGAAGGCTCTTGAATTATATTATAAATTATTAAAAGCAAGAAACTTCGAAATAAATAATTTTAAAATAAATTATATTAGGTTGCTAGTACCTGAACCAATAGATGTTGGAACTGACAGTAAAAACATTTATGAAAGGGTTATACAAGCAACTTTTTATTATGAGAAGAAGGAGGAATAGCCAATGGCAACTGTAACAAGTGGAGTATATCCAGTATTTGATAATGTATTTAAAATTGGTATAAAAGGAAAAGAATCTGCAACTCCAGAAGATATGAAAACAATTGCAGATTGTGAGACATTCTCTTTGTCAATGGACAATAATGTAGAAGAATGGACACCAATGACTACAGAAGGTTGGATAAGAAGAATGCAAACAGGAAAAGGATTCGCCATCAGTATTTCTGGAAAAAGAAATGTTGGAGATGAAGGAAATGACTATGTTGCATCTAAACTATTTTCAACTGGAAAAGATGTTGAGTCTGTGTTTGAATGGGTATTTGCAGATGGTACAACTGTTAAATTCGATTGCTTAATATCTGTAAGCAATGCAGGAACAGGAGATAGCACAAATGTTGCACCTTTAGAATTTGAGGTTATGTCAAATGGAAAACCAACTGTAACACCAGCAGGATAAAAAAAGCCTCAGTAGTTATCTACTGGGGCAATTTTTTTTTATAAAAATTAATAATTGGAGGGATTTTTAATGTCAGTTATAGATATTAGTTCAAAATTAGGAATAGAAAAAGCTACGATTAAGTTAGCAGAAGGAAAAGTTTATGAAGTAGATACAAGTGCGGATAACTATTTACTTGTTCAAGAAAAAATACAAAATAAAGAATTTTCAATCAATACAATGTACGAAATGATTGAAATGTTAATGGGAAAGGATGCTTTAGAAGAAATAAAAAATATGAAACTTTCAATAAAAGGCTTAAAAGCTGTAATTACAGCTTTATCAGCAATAGTAAGTGAAGTGGAATACGAGGAAATGGAGAAACGATTTCAATAATCCATCAACTTACGATACCTGGTATGACTTATTTGAAGATTGGGATCTAATAGAAAGTTCATTTGCACAACAATATGGAATTAGATTAAGAAAAAAAATAAGTGATATGGAATGGGGAGAATTTACAAGCCTTTTAGCAGGACTTAATGGGGAAACAGCTTTAGGAAATATAGTAAGAATTAGAAGCGAAAAAGATCCTGAAGCATTAAAAAGATTTACTCAAGAAGAAAGAAAAATAAGAAGCAAATGGCTAAATAAAACCGCTTCTCAAATAACGGAACAAGATTATAAACAAGCAATGGAAAACATAAAAAATATGTTTAAAAATATGGCATAAAAAGGCAGGTGAGATAAATGAGCACAAATGTAGGTGAAATAGATTTAAGTCTAATATTAAATAGTGATAAATTTAGTTCACAATTAAAAAAGGTAGATTCACAGGCTAATACAGCTTCTTCTAAAATCTCATCAACATTGTCTAAAATAGGAAAAGCTGTTGCAGTAGCATTTTCTGTAACAGCAGTAGTTAACTTTGGAAAAGAATGTTTAAAGGTAGCAACAGAAACATCAAATGCATGGATAGGGTTAAATTCTATACTTGTTGGTCAAGGTAAAAGTTTTGAAAAAGCAAAAAGTTTCATAAATGATTATATTTCTGATGGACTTGTACCTCTTAATAATGCAGTAACAACATATAAAAATTTAGCATCAAGAGGATATAGTTCAGAACAAATAGAAAAAACGATGACAGCTTTAAAGAATAGTGCAACATTTGGAAGGCAAAGTACATATAGTTTGGGCGAAGCAGTACAAACCGCTTCTGAAGGTTTAAAAAATGAAAATAGTATATTAGTTGATAACGCAGGTGTAACAAAGAATGTTGCAAAGATGTGGGAAGACTATGCAAAATCTATTGGAAAAACAACAAATCAATTAACGAAACAAGAAAAAATACAAGCAGAAGTAAATGGAATATTACAAGAAACAAAATTCCAAAGTAATGATGCTTCTATATATACAAGTACTTATTTAGGAAAACTAGCAATGTTGTCACAAGCATTTACAACAATGAAAACAGCAATAGGAAATGTAATACAGCCAATTGCAAAATTATTTATTCCTATTATTACATCAGCAGTAAATGCAGTAACAAAACTATTTACAGCACTTTCAGGTTTAATGTCTTTATTTGGACTAAAAGCTGATAGTGTAGAAACCGTATCTAGTGGAATTGCAGGTGTTGCAACTAGTGCTGACAATGCTTCAGATGCTGTTGGAGGAATTGGAGATAGTGCTTCAAGTTCGGCAAAAAAAGTAAAAAAATCATTAGCAGGATTTGATGAAATAAATAAAT